GGCTGAACCGGTATCGACTGGTACGTGGAAGTGACTGGAGGCAGCCGAGTTGTCACAGACTCGTAAAACGGTGGCAAACTTTTAAACGGCGCCAACACGCTCCGTCTTGCTGCCTGATACGTCAGGTAAGCCGGGCTAGATGATTAGCCTCTGAACAGAACATCAGGCTTGCACAGGCGAAAGCCCGTGCAACCCTTTCCTTTTTTGGAGTTTGTTATGCGAATCGAGCAAGATTTGAAACTTGATTTCAGCGATGTCCTCATCCGACCGAAGCGAACCACGCTTACGAGTCGAAGTCAGGTCGAGCTTACCCGAACATTCAAGATGCGTCACTCGGACAATACATGGTCTTGTGTGCCTATCGTTGCAGCAAACATGGATGGTGTTGGTACGTTTCGCATGGCGACTGAGCTAGCCAAGTTCGATATGCCTACGGCACTACACAAACACCACACCGTCGAGGAACTGGCAGACATTTTTGTTCCCGATGGCGAAGCGGATTATGCTTGCTGGGCCCATATGTTCTATACGGTTGGTGTGAAGGATGCCGATTATGAAAAGCTAAAAGAAGTCACTAGCATGGTGCGAATGATTCTACCTGGACCTCCACACATTGAATACTTCCCCCATCTACTTTGCATCGACGTTGCAAACGGCTACATGGAAAAGCTGGTTGAACGAGTCAAATTTTACCGCACACTCTATTCAAAATCAATCATCGTTGCAGGTAACGTAGTCACAGCCGAGATGACCGAAGCATTGATCTTCGCTGGTGCTGACATCGTGAAGGTCGGCATCGGTTCTGGTTCTGCCTGCACGACTCGCAGCAAAACGGGTGTGGGTTATCCACAACTTTCCGCAATCATCGAGTGTGCAGATGCCGCTCATGGTATGGGTGGCCTCGTCATGTCGGACGGTGGGTGCAAAGAAGTGGGAGACATTGCCAAAGCGTTCGGTGCTGGTGCTGACTTAGTGATGCTCGGTGGTATGCTTGCAGGTCACGACGAAGGTGACGCCACGAAAACAATCAACGGCAGACAATTCTACGGTATGAGTTCCGAAAAAGCACAAGACAAGCACAACGGCGGGGTTGCAACTTATCGTGCTGCCGAAGGCAAGACAATTGAAGTCCCTGATCGAGGACCGGTCAAGGATACGTTACAAGAAATTTTGGGTGGCTTGCGTTCGTGTTGCACTTACGTTGGTGCTAAATACTTGAAGCAGCTACCCAAATGTACTACGTTCGTGCGGGTTTGCCGCCAGAAGGATGATTGATGTTTAGAAATTTAGTAAATAAAGTTAGACGTTTGTTTGATACTGAAACTGGTGATGTATTTGCCGTCGAGAACAAAGGCCGCCATCGTGCAGCTAATCCCTATTACTTCGCTATGCGAGGCCGTCACGAAGGGAATTCACGCAATACAACCTGTTATCTGTTTACGGATAATGAGTTGCGTACTGCGAGTAGGCGTGCTTTGAAAAATCCTGAGGACGTACCTTGGTGTAATCCTCTTAGTTGCGAGTGCAAGGTGTAATGGATAAGGGCATGCTATCCATCGCGTTCTTAGCGAACACTAATGGCCCTTGCTTCTGTAAAGAAGTGGAGTCGATGGTGCAAGATCGTGAGATGGGCTACATGGATGCTGTTCTAGAGTTGTGTGAGAAACATAATCTCGAACCCGCTTCGGCCGCTAAGCTATTGTCGAAGCCAATCATTGAGAAGATTCAAGTTGAAGGCCAGCAGATTCATCTTCTGCCACGATCAGGTGCTTTGCCCATCTGAGGATTATTATGAAGCTGACGGGATATGACGTATACAGATTGTACGTCGCCCTGAAAACGCACTTCCATTCTGAGACTTATGATTTCTTTAAGAATGAAGGTCGCATTCGGGCCAAACGATCAAGCTATGGTAAACGACGAGATCGCTACTTCTTTGAGAGGTTAGCGAAGCGTTTTAGTGGGCGTGACTCGTTTGAGTTGATGGACTACTTTGTGGCAAATTTGGCTACGAACGCGAACTTGTGGGTGGGTGATATGCTCACCGAGAGTTCCGAACAAAACTATATGGATTGGTGCAGACGTATCCAAAGTTTGGACTACACGTTCGAATGCGACTGTGAAATCCTATTGAACGAGATCGAGAAAGAGGGTATATCTTTCAACGACTTGTTCGAAACTGAGAGTCAGAAACATCCGTTGCTGTTGCGTATAGTAATGCGTAACCAAATCGGTGTCGAGTCGTTTATCATTCTGGAAAACATGCTGCATTTCTTCAAGCGTTGGAATAAAGAGATGCCTGATGATTATGTTTGGGAAGAGTTTCACCGCAGGTGTCAGAAGTACAAGCCATTCTTGCCCGATATAGACGCGAACAAACACAAACATAGCTTAGCGATGAAAAACAAATTACAGGAACATGGGCTATTGACATGAGCGATAAGCTAGCCACATTCTTTATCGACATCGACGGGACTATCATCCGTTGGTCAGATGAAAAACCAATTGAAAGCGCCGTCAAGACTATCAACGCATGGTATGATGCAGGTCATCGTATTGTAATAACGACGTATCGAGGTAATAGGATTTCGGGTGGTAGTCACAACGGCCGTTTCAGCGAAGGAAACACTATCAAGGAACTTGAGAGGATAGGACTCAAGTACCACGACATCTTGTTCGATTGCCCAAGTCCTCGAATCGTAATCAACGATGGTGGTGTCGGATCAATTGACCACCCTCAAGATGCTGAATGGGACTACAAGGTTCACCAGGGACCCCCGCCCGAAATTGTTGAAGAATCTACTTGACTTGACTCGAATCTGTTGTATACTATATGGTAGGAGCATTATACTATGATTAAACTTATCAAGCGATATAAGCTGATGTTCGCGGGCGTGGCCTTTGTTCTTCTGGTAGTGATTGCCAGTGAGGTATTCGCAGCGCCACAACGCGCCTTTCGAACCCTAGACATGCCTGTTGCTCAGGTGATGTCGTACCAAGAGGGAGTCGGACTTCTCAATACTATGACCGGGGAGATTTTCGAGCTTCGTGGTGATCTGGATAACGCAAGTAGCCGACTGAGTTGGTTCCCTCGCGTTTCGGGACTCGCCGGAACTTCGGGTTTTCTCCAAGTACAGAGCCCGCAATTCAATCGGCCCGATGCCGTTTTTCTTGTTGACGCTGTGACAGGTGCTACATGGATTCTGCGTGATCGCGGGAACCATAACGGTTCTTGGGAAGTTGTGAGTCGCTGAACATGGCAGGCAAAATGATTTATCTTGCTGGTCCTTTGTTCTCCGAGGCGGAACGACACTTCCTTGAATCGACCGCCGAGCGGCTAGCACACTGTTTAGAGATTGATGTTGTTGATGATATCTTCCTCCCCCATAGGGATGCCGGAGAATTAGGCGGCTCTCTGCTTGCGACAAGACCAGCAATCTTTCGGAGCGACATTGAAGCCATTGATGCTGCAACCGTTGTTGTTGCTTGGTTGGATGGTTCCGATGTGGACAGTGGAACGGCAACTGAGGTTGGTTACGCATATGCTAAAGGCATTCCAGTCGTGGGATTGGTGACTGACTTTCGCATCCCAAGCGAATTCTCATTGACCAGGAAACCCGATTGGAAAATCAACAACATGATTTGGGGAATGTGTGACTCTGGAAAGTCACTGTGCCTCACTCCCGATGATGCTGCCCGAATGGTGCAGAAATTACTCATGAAAGCTGAAACAGAGGTAGGTAAATAATATGTTACAGACCGAACCCATAGCCCCACCGATTACCGAGGAGCTTCAAATGCTCGTCTCACGATTGGTGTGCTTGCGTGAAAACTTCAATTCTCTTGCCGATGACTTTGGGGTCCGGAGCGACAAGGCACCGATGCCTGACACTGAAGCTGGCCCGACTGAGAATGCTCCTGGTTTAGATGTACTCCGAACCGAGATCAGCCGAATCAATAATCAAATTTCTCTGATCGAGGAACTGCACGAACGTCTGTTTGCTGCTCGCGCCCAACTCTTTGGAGTTGGTGATGGTCGGTGGCAGTCAACAGACACTCCGATGCCCAACACCCCTGGCAATTATGCGGAAGTTCGTAAGGGCGATTTCAGAGCCCACTAAAGCATAAATACAATTGCATATACCGTTATACTTGTTTACACTAACATACACTGAAATAGGAGATATAATATGTCATTCAGTGATCTAAAGAAGCGTCAAGGACGCAAAAGCATCGAAGCACTAGCCACTGAGGCGGCGAAGATGAATAAGCCCGGAGGCTCGTTCGACGACGACCGTTTCTGGAGACCATCCCGCGACAAATCAGACAATGGCTTTGCGGTCATCAGGTTTCTTCCCGCAGTAGAAGGCGAAGATATTCCCTGGGTCCGTATCTTTTCACATGGTTTCAAAGGACCGAAGGGTCAATGGTACATCGAGAATTGTCCCACTACTAATGCCGGCAAGTGTCCGGCTTGCGAACGCAATAGTGAGCTTTGGAACAGTGGTATTGATGCCAATAAGGACATCGCTCGCAAGCGTAAGCGCCGACTCCAGTACATCTCAAACGTGTACATCGTCAGCGATCCGAAGAATCCTGAGAACGAAGGTAAGGTCTTCCTGTATAAGTACGGGACTAAGATTTTCACCAAGTTGATGGACGGTATGGATCCTGAATTCGAGGACGAGAAGGCTATCAATCCCTTCTGCTTCTGGGAAGGTGCTGACTTCAAGATCAAGATTCGTAGAGTCAAGGGTTATGTCAACTATGACAAGTCTGAGTTTGCTGCACAGACTCAGTTCCTTGATGGTAACGATGAAGCTCTTGAAGCTCTGTACGCCGGGCAACACCCGCTGCAACCGTTCATCGCCGCCAGTGAATTCAAGGAGTATAAAGCTCTCCTCAGTCGTGTCGAATCGGTTCTTGAAAGAGGTGGCTCTCCAACACCATCGACGGCTGATGAAGTTGTAGGGGAAGAAGATGTTCAATCTTCGCCTCGACTTGGCTCAAGTCCAAGTTCGAATCCCGTTACTAACGATGACGATGATTCTGATTCTGGTATGACTGAGGCTACGGTCACGGTCGGTACTGATGACGAGTCGGATGCGTCAAACGCTAAGAGCTACTTCGAGGGTCTTGCCGACGAAGAATAATCCAAGCCCTTAGTTAGGACTGTTCTATCTAAAACGCCACTCAATTGAGTGGCGTTTTTCTTTTAAGGTGATGCACCGCGGAAGTTATTGAATGCTACTCGCTGAAGCATATTTTCGTTGTTGCGGTTTGCGGTTGTTAGGGGAATTACAGCCGGAGTAGAATCTCCACCCTGCACAATAGTTGGGGCTGTCTGAGTTATGACCACAGGAGCCTTTGCTCGTTCACGCAATGTAGCGTTGTCGCCCACTCGTCTTGCTAAGTCTGCACCAGTAGTAACTTCGGGTTGCAACATAAGATCGGTCAGAGTTTCGTTTTGTGCCTTTAGCAATTTTTGCTTTGCTTGTAACTCTTGAAGTTTCTGACGAGCTTGGACGAGCTTTAGTTGCGTTTGCCGGGCTTGAGCCAGGACTGCCTGTCTCGCATTTTCATTAAGTAAAGAACTTATTTGGAGTTTTTCTGTTTCTTGTACATCTTTGAATGCTTTGATTGCTGTTTTAAGAGCCTCAATACTTGTTGATCTATTGATACTATCAAGAGTTTCTTTAAGGTCCTGCTGGAAGAGAGTTGCTTTAGCGCCGAGACCTACGTTGCGTACCTTTGAGAAGGCCTCGCCGAACGTGCCGAGTGTTCCTGGAATATTGAATCCTGCTTTGAAAGCAACAAGAAACGGCGCTGCAATTATACGAGAAATTCCACTGAAGGTTTTCGCTACCGATTCTGTGCTAAATTCTTCCGTGACTACTGAAAAGAGATCAATAAAAGGTTGTCTGATTTTTTCTCGAAGTTCGTTTTTATTGACTAATCCCAAGGTTAGAAAATCAGCGGCAGCCACAAGACCTTCGCCGGCACCTTCTCGAAGACTTCCAGTTTTTTTGGTTTCTTTGACCGTAGTGACAAGACCAATACCTGCTGCGACGAGTGGGGCCCCGGCCTTGCCAAGTATGCGACCTCCTACTTTAGCACCAGGAGACTGTGCAAGTCGAGCAAATCTTCCTGTTTGTGCAACTTTAGTAGCGGCATCCGCGGCAATCTTTCTTGCAAGCGGGCCGCCAGCTCTAGTAGCGGCCGTCGTGGTAGTTTTCTTTCCTGCGATCAAGGCCGCGGTTTTCTTCAATCCAATCAGTCCTGCGGCGCCACTCGCACCTGCCAAAATGCTCCCACCAATCCCCTTGACCACGCCCGTAACAATACCACCACTGGCCGCAAGTAGGCCACCGATACCACCACCACGACGAAGGAATCCTAGAAGTTTAGATAAGCGGCCGCTCTCTTTGGTATCTCGCCGATCTCTAGCACGCTGGTCCCGTACTTTCTCTCGTTTATCTTCAACTTGTTTCAGTCTTAATTTACTACCAGATGTACCCCGAAGCACACCAATCAGTTTATCAATACCCTTTGGGAGCAGTTTGATTAGGAAGAAAAGTAGTCTACCCAAAGGTTTGAAGATAACATTACTAAAAGCACTTGCTGTGATCTTGATGAATTGCCGTGGGTCAATAAAGAATTTAAAGAAACCCTTGACCTTATCTTGCAATTCACCTATTCTTGTTTTGATAGCACCAAATCCGTCACCAAATTTCGAGAATTCAGCCTTCAATGCACCGGCACTTGTAAGTCTCCGTTTTTCAATTCCTTCAACTAGATTTGCTGTTGCCTCACTTCGACCAACAAGTTGGAGAGCTAGAGCCTGGCCCGCGTGCGTATTCTCTAAAAAGCTGCCGGCTAAGGTAGACAGAATTCGGGCGCTTCGACCCCTAAAACTCTTTTCATTTTTTTCGAATTTTTGCTGGGCTGCAACCCGGACAGCAGCCATCTTTTGTGTGTGGGCACTCAAGTTGAAGATTGCCGTTTGAACCTCAACATTCTTTTTGGAATTTTTGGCTATCTTAGCCACGGGTCCCTTCAATAATTCCTCTACCTTACCATCACTGGCTTTACTGAGGTCTTTCATCAGGTTCTTATTCTTCTTCAGCTCGGCCGTCAACGCCCCGACGGCCTTCTTATCAACCCGCTCTTTACGATCTTCGGCCGTCTCATCTAGTTGCTTCTTCTGCAACGCAAGGCGCTCTTCCTCGATCTTGATAAGCTCATTGATTGATTTATTTGTTTCGTCAGCCATGATGTTCAGCCTTCATGCGTTCGTTTTCTTCTTCTATATGTTGGTGAAGAAGGTCCAAGAAAACGTGTCTTTCCCAGGGTATCATATTTTCTAATTCGGTTAGGCTACAATGGTGATTGTTCATCAATATGAAATTCACCTTGTAGAAATTCGCTAATGTCTCATGATATAAACTCAGCCGAAAAAATCGTTCACCGTATTGAGGACAATTTCACCCTTATGTCCGCAGGGCTCGCTAGTGGTATCACCAGTTCGTACCTTATGTTTACAGGTATATTTGATCTTATGTTCTACACGAGGAATGTTCTCGAAGAATTCTTGAATCTTGTTGAACTGCTCTTGAGTCAAACTGTCGAGAAATTCTGTTGCTTCTTCGCGGGTATAGTCCTTAAGACTATGAACTTCTTCAGCGGTATAGATGCATTCAATACAATCAATCATCACATCAAAGACTTGCTCTAAACTGAAGTCTTTTCCTAGTAGACGACTCTGAAAAACTTCGAAGCTGGGATACTTCATCTTAACACCGATGGTATCAGTAAGTCGAATATCAAATTTGATTGCCGCAGGTTTCGTTACTTTCACCTTCGACAAGTCAACTTTCAGTTTGATCGTGGAACCACAATCAGGACAATTGATTACGGGTTCTACAATTTCACCGACCGATTTAGCTCGCAACTGTAAGAAGATATATTCAAGGTCGAAAAGAGGCAAGTGGTTGATATCATCTAAATCATCACAACAGTTTTCAATTACTTGTTTGATAGCTTTGATAGCTTCACGCTGCGACTCTCTTTCGTCCTCAATTTCTGCTGCCATCAACAGCAGCTTTTCCTCTTTGACCAGGAAGGGTCTATAGGTAATCTGCTTACCAGTAGACGGCTGTTCAAGTGTATAATGTGGTGTAACAATTAATGGTAAAGCCATAATAATATTATCCTATATTAAAGAATACTTCCAAACAAGGTTCCACCCGAACCAGTAATACGGGGTAGTTGATCGAAGAAGGCAAATGCAGATTGCTTCAATACGGTTATGATCTTGCCGTCCTCAGCCTTCTTCTGAGATACCGTGCTGGTAAACGTTAGGGGAACCTCGTTAGTCTCCGCCCAGTAGCGGAAAGCAAATGTAATAGTTTGTCTGTTATATGTATCTCGGGACTCAGCGGATAGCTCGATAGGTAGAATAGCTTCGGGCCATACTTCAAAGAGTTTCACTGAATAAATTCGTTCATCAGCTTCATTGAATTGATGAATCACAAAGTCAACGACATAATCTTCGTAGTATCCAAACATATTGGTTTCTTGATTCATTACAACGTTCTGCCACACGTCAAAGACTGAACGTTCTTTATAGTCTGTACCAATACGAAAAGCCAAGTCGAGAGAATTGGTAAACGTTGGAGTATACGGAAACTTTCGGATAGGACCGTAGATACGATGCGGTTGTGTCGAGAAAGATTTGCCAGGCAGTTGTACTGTCTCGCACTGAATAGCTAGACGTTCGGCAAATAGCGGGGGTAGCAAGGTACGCACCTTCGGCGGTGGAGTCATTTCAACTTGAAACCGGTTCGGCCGCGTAACACCATATTGACTAATCCTAGATTGTATTTCGTTGATACTAGTCATGGGTTTTTCTGAGTGCCTTCTTCTTTTAGACGGTCAGCACGCACACGTTCGCGTCGTTCTTTAGCAGCCTTCGTTCTCTTACGGCGACCCTCTCGAATTTCTTTTCGAGTCTCCGACCAGACTGTTTGCCTTCCTCGTTTCTTAAATTGTTCTGCGGGCAGAAACAATGCGATCTCCCAATCGCGGGCGGCAACTTCAAGCATTCTTGACTTAATATACTTATTCTTGTATTCCCGAATTAGAGGTAAAGCATTGTGATATTTCGTTGCATTTTTGATAATTTGATAACTGAGCCGCAGACGTGTGTTTTCATTCATCGTTTGCGTAGTAAGTAGGACAGTTAGTTTGTTGAATAGTTGTAGTCGCAGTTTGAGAGGCAGATAGTGCATGTTGAGTCCCAAGAAGCCTTGCTTTCGAAACTCTAGAACGAAGATCATTGGAAAACGATCATAGACAGGTAGTTGCTGGCGCAGCTTAGGATTATAGATGAACATATACATGCGTCCCGTACGCAACCCGCGGATCTGTTGTGGTGAGCGAGTAGTAGTATCTTCAGCTCGGACAAGCTGCTCTCGTCCTCTTATTGGTGTGTCGCCATAGAGTCTACGAATAGTTTGTCGGAACCAGTCCTGTGCGACTCGACCACGCTCTGGAATACCAGCATTGCTACGAAGCTCTTGAATCCGATTAAAAATATTCTCTGCCATACTCTATCTATGCTCAGGCTTTCAAATGTCCCTCAGTTAGGATCACAAACTCCCAACCTTTTGTTTTACATAATGCCCGAGCGGCCTCCCACTTAGCGGAGTTAATACCCCAGTTTTTCACGTCGCTGATGTAGCGTCGTGAAATCCTACCGGTTTTCGTCAATTTATTTTTTTGATTGGGCGGCCCGCAATATTTCTTTGGTTTGACTTCGATGACCGACTCATGAAGTTGGCCGTCTTTTTGCCGTACCATGATCCAGAAATCAGGAAAATAGCGGTGGGTCCTGCCGTCTATAGGCGACTTATAGGGAATGACCAATTCTTCGCTTGCCCATTCGACCACAGCCGAGTGACTATCACAATACCGCATGAAGCGAAGCTCAAGCGACGAGCGATAAATGATTCCAGTAGGATCACCCTGATATTTATTGGGATTGTGTGGTTTGAATTTACCTTTATACGCCATACATAATATGTAGCTAACACAGGAGAGTGCTATGGGTATCGCATCATTAGGTAAACTTATTGGAACGATCGTCAACCCCGCGATGGGTGTGATTAGAGGGGCTCGGTCCAAGCTAGATGTACTTGATTCACCAAATTTGGGAACAGATTTTGGTGCCCTGACATACCCACGCGAGATTGATAGTCAAAGTGGCCACTTCATGATGTTTCATGTGGTCGTCACAACGCCTGGTTCAGGTAGTCTTGAAACACCAGACGATAAAGTTAAAGCAGGGATTGACACGCAACCCATAGTTCAATATACAGGACAATTTTCTGGTCGGGGAGATTTCAAAGTAGGTAATGTATTTCTGACTGGCACTACATCTATCCCCGGTGAAAAGATTAACCAGATCATTTCTGGAGGTAAAGCACGAATAGCAGCGGTTCGCCAAGCATTGAAACAAGTTGGTTCTTCAGTATCAGACCTCACGAATATAACCCAAAAAACCCTGCGTTCGAAAACGGTAACTACCATCATCATCTATATGCCCGAGAAGATTACAACAGGATATTCATTAGACTATCAGGGAGCAAATTTGAGAATTGCTACTGCTGGAGCGAAAGTATTTGAACTTACAGCCAATGCCCTTGGTCTATCTTCAACATTAACGGCTAGCCAAATGACCGATCTTCGTGAAGCACTTACGTTTGAATTTGGAACTTCTTTTGGTAAGAAATTGATTGATGATTTAGGTTCATTTGTGGGAGCTGATATCGGTGCCCAAGCACTGTTCGAAAGAAATGTACGAAAAGTATTCAATCCACATATGCAATTTCTTTTCAAAGCCGTGAACCAACGTACCTTTGAGTATACGTTTCATTTTGTAGCACAGAGTCCACAAGAATCAGAGATCATTGATAACATTATTCGCACGTTCAAATTCTTTTCGCATCCAGAAGTGACCGGACCGTCCGGCCGCCTGCATAGCTTTCCTGCTGAATTTGATATTCAATATGTTTCCCGTGAACTTATTCCCGAAGGTCAACGCGCCGCGGGCCATTCACATCACTTTCAAGAGAATAATTGGCTGAACCGTATCGGTCGTTGCTACTTATCCGGTATGACTGTAGACTATAGTGGTGCTGGCGTATTCGCAACGCATCGTCATCACGACGCTGCTGTTCCTGAAACTTTGCAAGGTGCTAGTATTCAGCTCCGCAAAGGCAACCCACCGACCCATGTTACTATGACTTTGATATTCCAGGAACTCGAAACCTTGAATCGTCAGCATATTCTTGAAGGGTTCTAAGCATGGCATACTTTTCGAAGTTTCCAGGCCTATCATATGATCTAGATGTTCCTTCGGGCCGCAAGTTTGCAAATCCTCGCATCGTCACTGATATCTTCAAACGCATTGCAATCAAAAAGAATTTGCGTGGAGTGGGTACTATCTTTACCGCATATATTGTGAAAGATGAAGATACTGCGGAGATCATTGCTCATAAACTCTATGGTTCTGCTGGTTTGCATTGGTTAGTATATCTCGCCAATGAGATTATCAATCCATTCTTTGACTGGCCCTTGAGTGAACGAAAGTTTATTCGATTCTTAGATAAGAAATATAAGGGCAGTACCTTTTTTCTCGATCACCTACAGATTACAGGTAATTTTCTCGAAGGATTAACCATTACAACGTCAAGTGGGTCTGCTGTCGGTACAGTTACAAAAGTAAATGTAACTCTCAGTAGCTTAGTCGTCGAAGATATCTCGGGCGTATTTCAAAAAAATGATATATTAGTCCAAGATGTTGGCGTACTAACACCAGTTACGGCCGATCTAACTAGATTGATACCTTCGACTAAAGATGCTCTACATCACTTTGAAGATTCGGAGAAAAATATTCTAAATCCAATTACGTTTCGTGATGGATATATTCAAGGTGGTTTTGGATTTCCAGGAGTTGTCAACGTTATTACTAATATGGATAATGAACGTCAACTCAATGAAGATAAGCGACAAATTCAATTGATTGATCCCGAATTTGTTGATGATCTACTGCGTGATTTAGAAATCATTTTTCGTACTAATCAAAATAGGCGAACATTATAATGGCTCCTATAACGTTTTCGCAAAAAGCCAGCGAAGAAATTTTCTATCCTAATGATGTTCGTCTTGATAGGGTCATCATTAAAAGTGGTATATTTGAAGTTGATGTCTCGGCATTAGTTGTACAAATCAATATCTTCGAAGATGTGTATAGCAATACCCTATCAGGTAGTATTACCTTAGCTGACTCGATCAACTTGATTGGTATATTTCCTTTTGTTGGTTTAGAACAAGTTGTGATTGGTTTCAAAACTCCAGGATTTGCAAAGCGTGATAAAACAGAATTATTATTCGACGTATATAAAATCGCAGATCGAAATACAGGTAGTTCGGCTGAAGGATCAGATGTAACTCAAGTTTACTCGTTGCATCTAATCTCACCGGCCTTTGCTCGTAGCCAGAAAAGTCGTGTCCTAAAAGCATTCTCCAGTATGTCTATCGACGAGATGGTAGGACGAATTGCGAATAATTTTCTTGGTGAAGATGTCGAAGCAGAGTTTACTTCTGGTATGCAAACATATGTCATTCCTGGCTGGACCCCATTTAGAGCTATCAACTGGTTAGCTGCACGGGCTCGCCCTGAAAATAATCCCTCCGCAGCGAACTATTTGTTCTATGAAACTTGTGCAGGATATCAGTTTCGTTCCATCGACTCCCTAATTCAGCAAAAGCCGATCGCTCGGTTTGCATATGATCCTGCTAATACGAGACTAACAAAAACTAGTGGTAATGCAGCAGAAAGACTTATCTTGCCTGAGCTACAAATGATGCGGAGTTACACGATTATGCAATCAGGTTCGATGATGGAACGTATAGATCAAGGCATGTATGCGAGCAAACTAATTACTCATGATATTGTGACGAAGAAATTCAGTACCCATACTTTCAACTATACAGAGGATTTCCCGAAACAGAATCATATCGAAGATTTCATAGCTGACAAAAACTTAGATCAAAAACCGCAAGATGCTCAACCATTTCCTGGTGGTCAACGTCATGGACAAAACTCTGATTCAGTTATCAAGTTTCATCCTAAACATACTGCTCTATATAATGGTGTGCCAGACTATGATGAAAGTGAAAAATGGTTACTTCAACGCATGAGTCATATGAGACAAATTGAATCAATGCGGGTAAAGATTGAAATTCCTGGTTTGAATTTTCTATCAGCCGGTGAAACTGTAGTCTTAGAAGTCCCTCGACCCGAAAATGTTGAAGGACGGCAGCATCCTAGTGATAGAGATCCAGAGGTTAGCGGTAACTATATCATCACGAACATCCATCATATCCTATCATTCACCGATCACCATATGGTCATGGAACTATCCAAAGAATCTCTCCCGGCAAGCAGCAACCAAAATCGTGCTGATATTGCAAATGCTGTTAGCTCGTTAGAGACTTTTGGTGGTACAACTATTCTTGAGCAATTCGCATAATGGATACAATGGATACAGTACAGTTTGTTTGGTGGCAAGGTGTTGTCGAGGATCGAAATGATCCCTTACAACTCGGTCGTTGTCGTGTTCGTATTCTTGGATTTCATCCTCAAGAAAGAGAAGCGGTAAACATTGACGAGTTACCTTGGGCCTTTCCTCTACAAGATATTACATCTGCTGCGATAAGTGGAATTGGACATGCACCTGTTGGTCCTCTTGAAGGAACTTGGGTAATAGGTTTCTTTCGAGATGGTGATAATGCTCAAGAACCTATTATGCTTGGCACGATTGGTGGAATTCCTCAAGAAGAACCATGTCTAAGTGGTCTTGGTTTCTTCGATCCGAATGGCATCTATCCATTAGTTGGATCGTCACCGGTACAAGATGCGATTGCTCAGGCTAGTGCGGTTCAAGGTTTAGGTATTGAGGAGTTGTCTACAGCTTTCGGTGTTGATTTTGAAGCTGTATCGACAGCAAAAAATATTGTATCAGGTGTTCAGGGACAAATTGAAACTGTGCAGAATCTTACTGACGGAGTTCAGTCTCAAGTTGAAGCGGCTGTTGGTGGTGCAATCACCGCAGCTACAGGGGTTGTAGCAACATCCGATCAGATTCGAGCTGCATCAGCAAGCGTTTTAGCAAATGTTGAAGGACAAATCGGTACTCTAGCCACAGGTGTTCTCGCGGGAGTGGATAGCCAGGTGCAGGCTATAGAGAGTCTTGTCGCTGACGCTCAAGCTGATATTGAAGCTGCTGCATTGTCGGCTATTTCGGGTATCGAAGGTGTTATTCCGGCGGGTGCTAAAGCCGCGGTCGAAGGTGCAGTAGGAAATGTCTTGTCACGACTAGCAATTGTAGGTAAAGGAGTTGAACTTGCATCTGCTACAGTTCGTGATGCTCTCAAAGATGCTCAGACGAAAGCCCTTGAGTTGGCTTCGAAATCAATAACAAGTGTACTCGATGGACTACCAGGCGAGAATGCGGTAAGTAGTTTAGATGCTATCGCAGCAGGAACAATTGAGTTTAATGGATTGTCGTTCTCGACTCCAGGTATTGGAGAACCCGATACATCTAGATTAGCGAGAACTGATGGTCAAGTAATTTTCGGCAGAACAAGCGAAGAACATCCTGTCGTTTCGCAGAAAACTAACGTCTTACAGATTCCAGGTTTCAATGGTGTTCCGATTGAGTCGGAAGCTGCTAGCCCAAATGCTCCGCTTGATAAATGTCTTAGACAAATTGCTACTGCGAACTCTTTTGTCAAGTGGTTTGAACCTCCCACAGATGCGGTGTTCACGAAGTATCCCTTCAACCATGTTTTTGAAAGTGAGTCAGGACATATTCAGGAGTTCGATGACACTCCAGGACATGAACGAATTCATACCTTCCATAAGACTGGAACCTTCGAAGAAATTCACCCCGATGGTAGCCGCGTATTGAAAGTTGTTGGCACAAATTATGAGATTATTCATAAGGATAATAATTTACTCGTCAAAGGTGACTTGAATATTACCGTTGATGACCAAGCTCGCATCTTAATTCAGAATACTTTTGATATCGAAGTTGCTGATGGTACTATGCAAGTAGTAATTCGTAAGGGTAATCTAAATATTCAAGTAGAGAAGGGTAATGCCAATATATTCGTCGCAGGAAATCTTACAACCTCGGTCGGTGGTAATCGAACAGATAGGGTTCTAGGTAATCATACAATTGAAGTTGGTGGAATCTTTAAAGTGCAAGCAGGTCAAGTGACGATCAAAGCAGGCACAATCTTCCTCAACTAAGGAGAATGTAATGCCAGGTATTACAAGAGTAGGTCAAGATGTTGCTGGTGGTACTATTATCAACGGCGCGAATGGTTCAGTATTTGCGAATGGTGCTTTGATTGCTGTACGCGGATCTGGTGTTGCGGGGCATGGTTCCCCGCCTCACTCTGCTGCAATCATGGTTGGTGCGTCGGGCACAGTGTTTGCACAAAATATTTCTGTCTGTCGTCAAGGCGATTCGGCATCATGTGGGCATGTAGCTACCGGTTCGGGTACTGTTTTTGCGGGGTAAGTTATGGCGATTATTCAGTTTCCAGTTGATGAGTTTGCGGCAGAGAAGCCACTACAGAAGATTGATCTAACCGAAGCCGAACGGGGCGTGGTCGATCTAGTATTTGGTGACAATGCACTTCAGAATCCAGTACGTTTAGTGATCGACAAAGCAATTGCAAGTATTGATCGTGAAGTTGTCTTGCTTGGTCCACTTAGTGGTGTACTAGGTGTTCAAGTGATTCCAACTCGGTTTACTTTATTCGGCCCTCCGGGACCCGGTGGTATTTCTGATACCCAAATCTCCTCGCTAATTTCATCTTTGAACAATCTACGAACAGAGATCACGCAATATAGAACACACTCAGATCGAGTAAGTGGTTTTACTCTACCTGTTGGAACTAACCCACCGTCGTTTCCAGGATTGCTTGGCGTTGCAGTTGGATTCAATTTTATCAAGAATAGTCTTGAGCCAGAAGGATCGCCCGAACAAGATTTCTTTTCACCGATCTTTGAGACTCTACTTGGCTCTGCTGAGTTATTAGTCAACCAAGCATTCACCGCAACGTTTCGTACTTTTGAACGACTTACTGGAAGATCAAATGACGATACTACGCTCATCCTTAGCGGGGTAGCAGGGGACTTTCGCCCACGCGAAACTGTTGATAATTTGACTACGGCTACAACTGCTCTGGTAACTTCATGGCAACCAACAACGAATACGTTAACAATTACTCAAACGGATGCTGGTGACTTCAATACGACCGACAGCATACAAGGTCAGATAACAGGAGCAACTGCCACAGTAGCTACTGTAACCCTGCCAGTGTTTAATAGAAGTGATCCTTCTGCTACACCAAAATCTAACTATACCTCTATTATATCAGCGGTAAACGCTCTTATCGGACCCCTGAATTCCCTACCTAATATAGACGACAGCAATTACTTCGATGCTCTGGATTTCATTACGAAGTTTGGTATGGCACAGACGATTTCGAGTCTAGCAAAAGAAGATTTATATGCTCGTTTCTTATTCAATACTGTCAATGGTACTGAAGAATTAAATCAGGAGATCACGGATCTCCTGGACGAAGAGGATGAAGTTTCATTCGAATCTAGTATTCCTTTAATTGGACCTGAAGGTGAGTTGATACCGCAATGATTACAACCGCACTAATATTAGCTGCTATCTCGTCGAACGCTTGGTTGAATATCGGCATGACCGTCGGAACGGTCTTGGGAGGAATATCAATAGGCTTCCTTATCAAGAAACTCAAGACATGGGTTGCTAAAAGAAAAGATATCGAAACCCGGGAAGAACAATTAGGGGAAGACTCTACAACGTTACTGACAAACGGAAAAAATCACCAAGAAATCAATGAAGTCTTGAATGAGCTTCGCAACGTACTCAGCGCCGAGCGGGCCCAGATTGGTCAATTCCATAATGGTGGGGATTACTTAGACGGCAGCCCCGTCAAACGATTCTCAGTCTCCTACGAATCTTTCAGATCAGGTTCGCAGCCGATGGCTCCGCAGATGCAGGGAGTCCTGTTGTCTCTATTCTGGGACGTTGTTCCAGTGTTGCGTGACAACAAAGCTATCGGTCGCCTTGTCGCAGAGCAGCCAGAAGGTTACTTCCGATCGCTATTCGAAAACAGTACGGTCTATGCCTTCGCAGCCTTACCACTACGAAAGTGGCACGCCAAGAGCAAGAAATCCCAGATCATCGGTTATGTGCTGGTCGAATGGGGAACCCAGGAAGACTACGAAGCTCAAACTGAGACACATATTCGATCTCAGCTACGCAGCACACGCACAGTTGTTGAGTCACAATTGACTCACTAAAGAATAGAATAAGCCATATACATAATGGGTATGGAGTTACCTTGAGGGGACTGACGTGGCTATCAACAATCCGAATGACATCAATGACTTGTTAGGACTATTCGAGTCTGATACGGGTATTACGACGCAGAATAACGCCGGTGGAGGTGGAACTCCATCAGACGTGAATCTGTGGGTCAACCAAAAGGTGTTGTTCCCGCCACAAAATTTAATTCAGTCCACAGGCACTACTATGCCAGCGTTTCGGGCTACCGCGACACCGAATTTGTCACCTGCGGTTAGTTTCGACGGGGTGGACGACTTGCTCAAGACGCTCACCGGTAACTTCTTTTTCCTGGCGTCTCACACCGTAGCGATGGTGGTGAAGTTCCCCCCTGCTCTACCTCTGGCCCCCGTAACTCTTGCTCATGTGACCGGGTTCGTTTTCGGTGGTGAAGTCCTGCGTATCATGCCAAGTGGTGATCTGCAAATACAGAACGAACTGGGGACTGAAGTCCCAGTCACCGTTGCGGTGAACAGTGGTTGGCAGTTAGACACCTGGGCAGTGGTGTTGTGGACTGTCGATGCGACGGCAACACCTTTCTTCGATCTGCGTATCGACCAGATTCCCTTGGACTCCGGGTTTTCATCATTGATTTCCCCCCCGAATGGTCTATCGGTGGCCTCATTAGAGGATGGAACTGAATCAGCAGATATAGAAGTAGCTTCGGTCATAGTATACAAACGTAAGTTGACCGGTATTGAGATCGTTGATCTAGAGAATTTTCTAATTGATAAATATTTTATAGTCGTTCCGCCTCCACCTCCACCTCCAGTTCCAGTTCTACCAACCTTACCACTACGTTCAGGTATAGGATTTAAAACAAAGACACCACGTTTTACTGATCTTGATTTGGATTTTGTCGCTAATCCTATTACAGGTGAGCTATCACGCAAGTTGGATGACGAGGCGGTTAAACGTGCTTTGAGAAATTTGATTCAATTGAATCGTTATGAGAAACCATTTCATCCTGAAATAGATCCTGGGATAACCGGTTTACTATTCGAACTTATTAATCCGGCTACAGCCGTTCTTTTACAAAGACGTATTGTTGAAATTGTGAATCATTATGAATCAAGAGTTGATTTGTTGGCGGTCAATGTAGAGGACCGGCATGAAGAAAATCTTTACAACGTCAGTATTGAATTTCGTATCGTCAATGAAGATAATAATATTGTAGTCAACTTTTCACTTACGAGATTAAGATAATGGCAAATGGAAACCAAAAGAATATTCCTATAACTGATCTTGACTTTGATGCGATCAAAGCAAACCTAACTGAATTCCTTAAGGACCAAGATCAGTTCAAAGACCTAAACTTCGAAGGTGCTGGAATCAACATTATGTTGGATCTTCTGGCAGCGAACACACACTATCATTCGTTCTACATCAACATGGTTGCAAACGAAATGTTTATTGATAGTGCTGTAACTAGAGATGCTATCGTTTCATTGGCTAAACATCTAGGATATACGCCACGCTCAGTAATTTCTGCAACCGCTCGCGTAAAAGTAGTATCAGCTACAGATCCGTTCCCGAGTCAGACAAATAAGTTTCTGTCACCAGATACAATCTTTCAAACTACTATCAATGGAACAACTTTCAATTTTATCAATCTTGCTCCTGCTGAGTTTATAGAAGATACTGTAACAGGTGAATTTATCATTGGAGAAGTTTTCATTCGAGAAGGATCCCATCTTGATTCTGCTTTTGTCGTTGATATTTTAAATCCAGATCAGAAATTTATTATTTCTGATCCTGCAATTGATACAACAACTCTGATTGTTCGTATTCAAAATTCCATTACAGATGTAACAGGCGCCGATGAACCTTGGCAATTGGTCCAAGATTTGATTGAAGTAGATAGTGATGATGCTGCGTATCAACTACAAGAAGTTGAAGGTGGTTTTTACGAGTTGATCTTTGGAGATGGTATTGTTGGTCGAGCATTAGAAAATGGTAATGTAATCGTTGTGGACTGGTTATCTGGAAATGCTATTGCACCAAACGGTGCTGGTATTAATGATTCATCACAGGCTCGCGCCTTTACAGTTGCAGGTAATTTCGATGTTATTGTATTGGACGCTGCCGCCGGTGGTGCTGTTCGTGAGCCGATTGAATCTATCAGATTCTTTGCCCCCTTGAATTTTCAAGCACAGGAGCGAGCAGTTACATCCGACGACTATGCTACTATTGTAGCCCGTGACTTCCCTGATATCGAGTCGATCTTTGTATTCGGTGGTGAAGATATTGACCCTCCTCAATTTGGTAAGGTCTTTATCTCTCTGAAACCTGTGGTAGGCGTGACAATCAGCGATGCTGAGAAGTTGACCATTGCTAATACCATTTTGAAACGACGTAACGTAGTGAGTATCACTCCAATCGTAATTGATCCGGACTTCACTTTCTTGTTAGTTGAAACTGAAGTAAAATATAATCCACGCGCCACACGTCTATCGCCTTCAAGTATGGAACAATTAGTGAATCAGATTATTCGAGATTTTGGCGACAATGAGTTAGAGAAGTTTGATCGAGCTTTTCGTTATTCAAATCTTGTTTGTATAATTGACGATGGCGAATCATCTATATTGAATAACGCTACTACAATTAAGATGCAAAAACGATTTGAACCATCTCTTGGCAGACAGGTTACATATATTCTCAAATACAATAATCCAATCTTTCACCCCGAAGATGGATTTCAACCTGTCTTATCAAGTACGTCTTTCGGTTTCTTCGATCCCGAAGTCGGCCAGATCGTTGATGCATTCTTAGATGATAATGGAGATGGACTCGTTCAGGTATTCAAGCTAGTTGATCTCGAAAGAAGAATCATCAACGAATGCCAGGGTACGATCAATTATGAAACTGGTCAGGTAGAGTTAATCAACTTTCAACCAGAAACATTACCAGGAACTATCTCTATCTCGGTGACGGTTCAGCCTGCTGATCTAGATATCAACGTGCAATTCAATCAAATCCTATCTATTGACCCCGATGATGCTGCTGCGGTAAGCATTACTATCACACCGGACGAGGGACTATAAATTGCCACATAAGCGTTTCGTAACCCGTGATACTTTATCTTCTCAGGTGCCAGAGCAGTTACCTGAGTTTGTACGCTTTGACCACCCAACATTTGTTGCGTTTTTAGAAGCATACTACGAGTGGATGGAAACACAAGACCAAGCACTAAATATTTCGTTTGGTCTGCGTGATCTTGCAGATATTGATGATACACTGGAAGAGTTTGTTGAACAATTCAAACAGACATATATGCTCAACTTTCCTATAGAACTAGCAATTGATAGTGAGACTGAACAACCGCTTGACCAACGACGAATTCTTAAGAACATCAAAGCATTTTATAAGGCAAAGGGTTCTGAAAAATCTTACAAATTCTTATTCCGTATTTTATTCGACACCAACGTAGAGTTCTTCTTTCCAAAGGTTGATATCTTGCGTGCATCGGATGGTAAATTTATCATCGAACGGTTTATGCGTGTAACTACAGCAAACGGTTCTGAAACTTTTGAAGCAGTTGGTAGGAAAATTCAACAGAGAGATGGACTTACGGGTAGTATTACCGCATCAGCAAAAGTGACCAGAGCAATTCAATTTCAAGCTGGTCTATACGAAGTAACAGAGTTTGTCTTAACGGAAATCTTTGGCGTATTCAATCCTCCGCAGCGTGTGGAATTTGAGATCGTACTTGACGATGGTACAACAAAAAAGATCGAAGAAAATATCTTTACTATGATTACAGGATTTAATGTAACCAATGGTGGAACAGGTTTTTTTGAAGGTGAAATTGTGCGGCTCATCAATGCTCCAGGAGATGTGGGCATCGGTGCTTTGGGTGTCGTTGATCGTGTAGATGGTACGACGGGTGCGATATTGCGTATCTCTGTGCGTGACCCAGGAACAAACTATCTCATACCTCCAATTCCCGATTTTAGCGAATCAGCGAATGGAACAGGAGCAACGACTGATGTTCTGCTGGGCCCGATTTTTACCGCTGATGGTTTCTTTGGAAACAATGATGGCCAACTTAGTTCGAACAAGGTTATTCAAGATAGTTTCTTCTATCAAGATTACTCTTACGTTCTCAAGACTGAAGTAACAATCGACAAATGGTTAGGTACAATCAAGAAAGTAATTCACCCTGCTGGTTTGAAAGTGTTCGGTGAAGTAACAATCTTTCGATGCATCGAAACTGAAGCTCCTCATGAAACTCGCTTCCAGGTATTTGAGATACCTCTTATTGGACATTACACACCATATACCTGGCTCACTACTGAGGATCTACGGGCTGCGACCGTTGCAAATCTGGATTTATACCCGAATGGTTTTGATCCTGCGGCCGGCACTGTTGCTGAAGATGGCACCGGTGGTGTGCATGTGCCGGGAGGTAATCCAGAATTTGCTGGTGAATTCACTGACTTCTCTGATCTGAAGGCAAGAACGACTCTGGCTTTTGGTTCAGGAAGTGGACCGGTTTGGTTCACAATGTCAACTGTCACGGGAGGACCATTTCAGATTGGAGAAGTAGTTGAAGGATTTACGACCAAGGCCAATGGAATTGTATACGCACTAGACCCAACAGGAACGAAGATCGGTTTGCTCATCCTTGATGGTGAATTTGCTGTGGGCGAAACGATTGATGGAGATACATCAGGGGCCTCAACCAGTTTGACTTCTCTTGTGAGTACAACACCAGTTGTCAAGTGGGGATTTCCATATCGACCGAAATCAGATCCTATCTTTATCATATACCACCACCCGAATCGTCGTGGTATGATTGAGATTCCCGGGCCCAATGAACCGCACCCCAATCCGAATATGCGAATTATAGATCGCACAATGCTTAGTGGAGTATTTGTTGATGGTGAAAGTGTGATTGGCGATCTAACGCGAATCACCGATATTACTCCCTATATTTCGGGTCAAGACTTTATTTTAGGCGAACTTGTAATGGGACTGACATCAGGCGCTACAGGTGTTGTATTTGAATGGAATCCTGTTGCGGTTGCTAGTTTGGGTAGTGAGTTGGTCTTAGGACAAATTACCGGTATGTTTTTGGATGGTGAAGATGTCCAAGGAAATACTTCGGCCGTAAAAATTACGATTGACGAAATCACTCAAGATTTGCGAGAGGGTATTATCGACGCTGACGAGCTACCAAATGCAGGGGAAAGTCAGGTCATTATGTTCAGCAGCGGCGAGTTCTCGCCTGGCGAGAATATAACTGGTCAGACATCAGGTGCGGTGGCGAGAGTCGATTCGCTTAGCAACTTGATCTATCTTAATGGAATGCCCTGGAGAGATATTAATATTCGTGACTTCGTTCAAAACATGCCTGCGGGTCTGGAAATCCTATGTCTGCCGCGGGGCGCCCAGGAGATCCTTAGCGATGCAGGATTCCCAAATGAAGATATAGGTGGGTTTGACGGCACTGGTCCAACGGACTAAATAACTCTGTAGAAAGAGAAGGTAACATGGCTCGATGCGAACCATTTAGATGTAATTTCAGACGCTACTTGGCTGAACGGTTTAAGGAGTTGTTCGATCTTGATTCGAACGATCACTTCTATCTGTTTCTGTCGCGTGTAACTCCCTGGGAACGTGAGCCAACCGCTCCGGGTGCTGACGATAGCAATCCTCCGTTCAATATCGACTCGGTAAAGTCCGATATCGAAGCATGGCAGCAAGCATTTGGATTCAAACGAATTGGATTCAATGATGTTTTCCTGGTAGTGCCTCGAATTAATTGGGAACCGGGTCGTACCTTTGACCAATATAACGACGATGTAGACCTGTTTGATCCTGAAGATCCAAAGAAGTTCTATGTTCTAGTTGATGGCCGAGATGTCTACAAATGCCTTGGTAATAACTTCGGTGGACTCTCTACTGAGAAACCAACCGGAACATCGACCGAAGCATTTGTACGACCCAATGACCAATATCGTTGGAAATTCTTATACCGCGTCCCGGAGGATCTTCGTGACTTCTTGACCGAAGATTTCATGCCAGTTGAATTTATCTCAGGCGAAGGACTACTTCCTGATGAGCGACAGCTACAATTCAATGTGCAGCAAGCTGCGGTTGCCGGAGCAATCGACTTTATTGATCTTATCAGCTCAGGAAGTATTAATCCGTCAGCATATCCATTCAGTATTCCAGCCAACGCTGTTCACTTCGTTCAACGAAGCGAGAAGGCTAGTGAAGATAGTGGTTCAATTGCTAGTTTCCCAGTTCTCGGTGATGTTGAGCTAGATAACGGTAGTGCCAGTGTGGTGAACGGTGCATATAATAATATGGTACTTCGAATCGTTGGTGGTGCAGGTGTTGGTGAGGAACGAATTATCGTCAGTTATGACGGGCCCAATCAAACAGCTACACTCAACGCACCTTTCTCCGCCAACGTACTTGTTGCTGACTCATATGAAGTCAAGAGTCGAGAGATGAAGGGCGCAAATATTCTTAGTCAGGTAAACGATGTATTCAATGGTTATGTTATTACTATCCTTTCGGGCCCTGGAATTGGTCAGCAGCGTGAAGTTGTTGGTTATGATGGTGTGACACAAATCTTTACCTTAGATACCGCATGGGATGCTGATTTGAAAGCTGATGCGAACCCTGCTCTCTCTAGCTTCTATACGATAACACCCAAGGTTACGATTGTAGGTGATGGTCAAGGAGCAACGGCCACCTCTATCGTCAATTCTGAAAGTGTTATCACGCAGATTAATGTCGTCAATCGGGGTAGTGGTTACACTCGCGCCGAAGTTGAAATCTCACCTTTGTTTCCTGTAGGAGCTCCTGACGCTGCTGAGGCTTCGGCTGAGATTTCACCACCAGGCGGCCATGGTGCAAATGCGGTAAAAGAACTTTGTGCCCGGCGAGCCTTGATAGTAGTTCGTACCGATCAAGATGAATTAGGAGTCTTTGCTGTCGCAAATGATTTCCGAGAATTTGGTATTGTTCGTAATCCAATTTTGAATGATGGCACAGAACGTGTTGCAGGTGAAGAAATTAAAGCTCGGTTAAGAATCGAAGTTACAAAGAATGTTTCGCCTCTACTAGTAGGATCGTTTGATGCAGGTGGAACACAATTTTTACTTGGTAATGAGAGCGGTGCTGTGGGTAGAATCATCGAATGGACTCCAGATGGTACAGGTAATGCCGGTGTACTGGTGATCGAAGATCCTTCATCGCAAGATTTTGTTTTACCTGAAGGCGTGAGCCTCGGCGAATTACTACATCAGTTTGATGGTTCTCCAGCGTTTACCGCGACAGATGTTGCGACAGTAGTATTCGTTGAACAGCTTCCGCGAAATACTCCCGAAACATATCGGCAGTCATGCCAGATTACCCTTCAATCAGATGGAACCGTAGCGAACCAACTAGATGACGATTCTTTCTCTCTAGACACATTCGCACGTGGACAAAGCTCGCTTCGATTGACCGATGCTTCCAATTATGTTTCAGGTGAAGATTTTCTTGTTGGTGAAATAGTTGCGGGGCAATCTTCGGGTACGAGTGCTACGGTTGTTTCTTGGACTCCTGCTGCTGTGGGAGCCCCTGGATCAGTGCTGGCTCTCAGTAGTGTGGGAGGTACTTTTCTGGATGGTGAAGTTGTCCTTGGTCTGACATCTGGTGTCGAAGTTATTATTGACATCGGTGGCCAGGAAAATGCCTCAGTACAAGGTATCGTTGTACAGTGGGAACCGGCTGTTGACGGGTTAACCGGTGTTCTGAGCTTAGTTGATGTTCGAGGAGATTTTGAGATCGGTGAGCAAATTGATGAATTCGATCCGGATACTGACACGACAGTAACAAATATTGGGAAAGTTACTGCAAAGACTGACCCGGAACTGGTTCATAATTCTGGGGAACTCTTATACATACAGAATGTAAAGCCCATTCAACGCGACGGTGAACAAGCTGAGGAATTCAAGATCCTCGTTGAATTCTAAGGAATTAGTACATGGTATCTACAGTTGACTTCAATAAAAGCCCCTACTTCGATGATTTTGATCCGGAGAAGAAATTTCTTCGGCATCTGTTTCGTCCAGGGTTTGCCGTGCAGGCCCGTGAGCTTACACAAATCCAAACTATTCTACAGAATCAGATCGACAGATTTGGTTCCCATATCTTTGAAGATGGCAGCAAGGTTATCGGCGCTGATATCGCGGACCAAAATGTTAAGTTCTTGAGAGTCGAAAAAGACTTCGACTTCTCGCCCCAGTCTCAAGGTATTGTGGATCTTGACCACACAAAGTTTATTGGATTCAATATCTCAAGTGTAGCTGACCCGAATCTAACAGCATTCGTGTTTCATGCGATTCCTTCTGTAGATGTTGACGATGAATATGTGATTCTCTTCCTTGAGTATACTAGCACAGGTACTAACGATTCAGAATTTCAACCAACAGACGAATTAGTATCAGCAAATGATCCTGCAAATACAAGAGTTATAGTTAAAGATACTGCTACTGATCCTAATGTTGCAGTAACCGGTGATGCTATCTTAGCATCTGTTGATGAGGGCATCTTCTTTATTGATGGGTTTTTCGTTCTAAATGATGCACAACGAATCGTTCCGTTTCGATCAGCAGTAGCAGCCGATGCGCCAGTACCTTTAAATGCAAGACTCTTTACAGGAATTAATGCTCGTATTGGTTTTGATATCTCGCAAGATGTGGTAACTTCGAACGACGATAGTTCATTATTGGATCCCTCGTTTGGTTCTCCAAATTTCAATGCTCCAGGAGCGGATCGTTTTCGTGTTCGTTTGCTTATTGATTTCAAGACATTCGAGTTTAGTGCAAATACACCAGCAGAATTTTCTGATGAATTGTTTGTTGAGTGGATGCGTGTTCGTCAAGATATTGTTGTATTACAGGCTGTGCGACCAAACTATTCAGCACTTGAGAATGAACTTGCTGAAAGAGTTGAAGGTATCCACGGTAGCTTTACAGTAAGAGCTTTTAGTCAAGATATTAGACCTCACTTGAAAAACGATTTATCTGTGTTAGAAGTTTCAGCACAGGTAGGTACTTTTCAAGTTGGAGAATCGGTAACAGGTGGTACATCTAGTGCTGTTGGAGTGGTAGATTTTATCACCGACTTTGATATCAGTTTCTTAATGACCACTGGACAGTTTGTTCCAGCTGAAACGATTACTGGAGTAACTTCTCTAGCAACTGCCACCGTTGATACAATTGATATTCAAGAAGATACTAATGGTGTATTTACACTTTCTCAGGGGGGTGAAGAGGACAGTATCGCTTTCGGTCTTGAGCCGGGCAGAGCGTTTGTTCAGGGGTTTGACTTTCAAACACTTGCAACTGAATTTATAAAAATAGACAAAGCCCGAGACACTAGTGAAATATTGAATTTCAATATTAGTGTTGGATTCGGCAATTATGTTCTCGTTGATAGTGTAAATGCCGGGCCGCCACCAGCAGAAAAGTTCGATGATTGGAATACGAACTTCACAATTGGTAATCAATCACCAGGATTAACGCCTGTGGATCTTTTTGACTTCAATGCGGTGCTGATTGGTACTTCACGGGTTCGACAAATCCTCGAAGATGAACCTGGAACGTATCGGATCTATCTCTTTGATTCGGTATTCAATCCAGGAAAGACCATGGCTGATCTGCGTGAGATTAGAGATGGTGCTGAGACTCTTTGGAAAGTTAAGGATCCAGAAGGTATCGACACAAATATTTTTAATCGACTTGGTAAACCAGCAACGATCTTGTTTGAAGGTGAAAGAAATAGTCTAGTCTTCCCCGTACCCGTAGGTAACTCAACCGAAAAGTTTGTTCGAACGGATTGGAGAAGTCAACAGCAGTTTGATGTGTTCTTGAACGCCTCAGGTATTGGTAATATTTCGACCTCAAGCCCAAAGATTCGATTCGTTGGTGGTGTGCCTGCTGGCTTCTTTGTTAGTTCTTCCAACTTGATTCACTACACTGTCATTGACCAAACCAACGGCAACATCATTGATATGTCGCTGCCGCTCAACGCGATCAAGACCAACAACGGCACACCGGCATCAAACGGTAACGTCGAGTTGACGGTGGGTGATGATGGAACTGGCAACCCAATCACTAGCACAACTGTAACTTTGATTGCAACCCTTGAGATTGATGACGCAAATATTCCCGAAGAACCTTTGATTCGACGCAATAAGGTACTTCAGAAAAATGTATCCTTCCCAGTTGTCATGGAAGCCGAAGTCGTTTTTCAAGGAACTCCTAATCTTACGAACACTCTGACGCAAGGTGAGACTTTGACAGTCACATCCTTACCTGTTACATTAGCTGAAGCTACTATAGACTTCACTAACAGCCCGCTTACTGCATTGCTGGTATTTTCTTTTCCAAATCTTGGTTTGGGTGGTGCCTTTATCGAAGGCGAAACCGCGACCGCAATTGGTGGCGAAATCGCAAACATCAACTGCAATACTCTGATCGTCGATGCTCAGTTGTCCGCGATTACCGCATCGTTTACACCCGGATCTGTTCTGTTCGAAGGAGTTTCTCTGTCAACAGCAGTAGCTATTGCTGTGGCGATTACCCCAACTCGTTGGGAAATTACTTTCGGTATGTTTACGGATGGTGGTATAGTAGAAGAAGCAAGTACAGGTGAAACGGCTATTATTGCAATTGCTCCACTGATTGGCGTCCCACGAAGTCGATTTACAGCAGCTATCTTTGACTATGATGCTTCAACAACTACAGGTGTCTTAGGTATTGGCGATAATGTAACGACATCAGGTTCTAGCAATACAATTGAAATCGAAGATGTCATCGAATATCGAGGCAAGATTCTTACAGCCGTAACAGGAGATGTATCTGAACGAGCATTATCAGCCGGTGATGAAGTTCTTGGTGCAACTTCAACTGCGACAGCAACTATCAAGAGTATTCTAATTACGGGAACGATTCAACAGTCTGATATCTTTGGTGTTGTATCCATTACCGATGATGGTAATGCTAATGCGCCAGTTTCAACTGATGCATTCTTTATCGACGATGGACAACGAGATAATCTATATGACTTTGCTATCGCAGAATATGATAATCGAAATGCCATTCCTGCTGTAGGCCCGTTCACATTCAATATCAATTACTTTGAACACCAAGGCGATGGCCCAATTTACGTCAACTCATACACACATTCAGGTTCGAATCTTCGATTCGAGAATATTCCTCTCTACACAAGTCCTCAGACAGGCTTCACAGTGGCGTTGCGTGATGTTATTGACTTTAGACCCATCAGAGTTGCGGGTAGCCCAGACATCGAAAAGGGATTCTTCCCCAAGAATGCTGAAGCCTTCGATGCTGACTATACTTTCCATCTTCCACGAATCGACAAGATCATCTTGCGAAAGGAATTACGATTCGACGTGATTAGAGGAATTCCTAGTCTTGAGGCTCAGGTCCCACCGGATGATCCAGAGGCACTGACTCTCTATGTCGTGAAGATTCCTGAGTACACATACAATTTCGGTGATATTGACGCTCGCTATATCGAGAACAAGCGTTACACGATGAGTGACATCGGTGCCATTGATCGACGTGTTGATCGTTTGGAATACTATACATCTTTGACTCTCCTCGAACGCGAAACAGAAGCACTAACTGTACCCGACGCTACCGGAGAAGATCGGTTCAAGAATGGTATCCTCGTTGATTCCTTCCAGGGACATAGCGTTGGTGATGTTCTTAATCCAGATTATGATTGTGCTATCGACTTCGCAGAGAGACATCTTCGACCACCGTTTATTGATAGACCGGTTGAATTGGAAGAGTTGACAAATAACGGGTTTGTGACAACTTCTTCAGATGGTATTGTAACCCTTGCTTGGCAGCCAACTCCTTTAGTATTTCAACCATTGGCAAGCACAGCCGTTAGCGTTAACCCTTTCAATGTTGTCAACTGGATGGGTAGCTTGTCTATCGCACCATCGTCTGATACTTGGGTTGATATTGAACAGCGACCAGAACTCCGAGTCAATCTTGAAGGCGAGAATGATGCTTGGGAAGCTGTAACCAGAGCTGCGAACGGTTCAATGCGAAATGGATTTGGTACACAATGGGGTTCGTGGGAACAGAATTGGACCGGCAGAACCTTGACTCAACGCAGTTTCGTCAGAACTATCACCCGGCGTCTTAGTGCTCCTCATCGCTCGCGGGCTCCTGATGGCGTTATGCGTTTGAAGATATCTCAAGTAGTTGCCACGATATTGCGTACTACCACAGTATTGCGTGGGCGTTCAACTCGCACAGGCATTATAACCCGCGTGGTTCCTGAAAGAATTGAAAGAACACTTGGCAACCGAGTTGTTGATGTGAGCATTATTCAATTCATTCGTGGTCGTGGCATCGGTACGAATCCTCCACTAGTCATCAATGCGGTAAGTATGAAACCGAATACGCAAGTATTCCCATACTTTGATGATACTGAAGTCTCAGCATTCTGCCGACCGAGCGGCGGCGCTTTGGGTGATGCTATCATCACTGACGCTGCTGGTAAGGTTGTAGACCTTGAGTTTAGCTTGCCGGCCGGTAGATTCAGAACGGGCGATCGTTTATTCCGTCTTACTGACGAACCAAACAATATTATTGCCAACGCATTGACAACTTCTGAAATAATTTGGAATGCTCAAGGCCTGCTACAGACACGCGAAGAAACAATTGTTTCGACTCGCGTTCCTGTTCTGCGTCGTCAAACAGTTACGCAATCAAGACCAGCAAGAGATGTTCGAACCCGCGACAGAACGGTACGATCACAGACTCGCATTCGTTGGGTTGACCCGTTAGCTGAGACATTCTTGATCGACAGCAACTTACATCCAAACGGTGTGTTCCTCACAAGTGTTGATCTGTTCTTTCGTGCGAAAGATGCATCTATTCCAATTACGATTCAGATTCGACCAGTTGTGAACGGTTTTCCACACTCGTCAGCAATTGTGCCTTTCTCGGAGATCACTCTTGAGCCAGGTTCGGTAAACACAAGTGAGACACCCGACCCCTCTGATTCTGGAACGGTGACAACGTTTGCGTTTTCATCTCCTGTTCATCTTTCTGGTGGTCAAGAATATGCGTTGGTTCTGCTATCGAATAGTAATGAATACCTTACCTATATCGCTACTATTGGCCAGAACCAGTTGGGTACTGAAGATCGAATCTCAGCACAACCATATGCCGGTTCATTATTCCGTTCACAGAACGCTTCGACGTGGACGCCCGATCAAACATCGGACCTCATGTTCACTTTGAACCGGGCTCAGTTTGATACGGTCAACACGGGAGAGATTGATTTCAGAAATACACTTGTTGCCAACATGGCTACCCCAGTTCCTTCATCATTTTCGGATGAAGCCTTGGCGAACGAGATGTATCTGTTGACGAGTCAATTGGAGTTTCCTGATTCTGAGCTGAACCTTTCAGTCGATATTGCCACTGAACAATCCGGCATTCTCACGGGAATATTCAATCCGATTTTGGCAAATCAAAGAGAGAGATTCACGAACAAGAAAAAGATTCTTATGACAACGGATCCAGCAACATTCGTTTTGAAAGCACAGTTCATCAGCAATGATGATGCTATCTCACCGGTCTTGGACAAAGATCGTTTGACAGCAATTGTTGTTGAGAATCGGGTTAATGACTCGCTCATTACTGATCCAGCCAGTGATAACTATAATGGTGAACTTGAACCAACAGCATTCGTTCCTAAGAGTTCTGATGCTGATATTATCAATGATGGTGCGATGGCACGTTACATCTCTCGTATCGTTACATTGCAGCCTGGTTTCGAGTCAACAGACTTGAGAGTATTCTTGACCGTCAATAAACAACTTGGTAGTGAAGTCCAAGTATTCGTTAAGGTACAGACTCCCGAAGCTGAAGGAGACTTCAACAATGAACGATTCATTCAGTTGCAGCCAGCATTAGATGTGATCTCTGAGAATGAAGAGGATTTCCGCGAGATTGAATACGAACTGCCAGCCGACTTCCCAGAACCGTTTAATCAATTCGTCGTGAAGATTGTGATGTACTCGACTGACTTTGGCACAACAGTACCGAGAGTGAGGGACTTGCGAGCAATCGCAGTTATCTAATATGGTAGAGAATGATCCTAATTTGGTTCAGATCGAAGATCGTAAGCTCGTTCGTGATATGCGTTCGAAAGCTATCTTGAATATTGATCGAGCTGCCCGTGCAGCTTACATGAAACGGCGAGCTTTGCGAACTAAAAAGACTAGTGAACTTTCCAATATGAAGCGAGAAGCAGTTGTGAGTCAAAATGAAATTGCTGAGTTGCGGGTCCAAATCCAAGCACTAAGTAAATTGATACAAGATAAACCTACCGCAAAGAAGAAATCGACCCGTAAAAAGAAGTCTGAGGATAGCTGATGGCAATTGACTTAATCAATATTGATAGTATCGTTCTCTCAAACGATTTCGAATCGTGGTTCAATCGAACTAACGAAGTTATCGACGCACTCAACCCGTTGCAGATTTATGACTTCTATGATGGTGGTTATGCTACTGTTGATCTCGTATTCCCCACGGTTCCTGGTTATCTTACCGTGCAAGATATCACCGAAGCTACCACTCTCGGTTTGAAGATTACCAGGGACGTTCGATTCTTCGGCGATATGCAGATCGAAATTCTTCCCGAAGCACCTTTGGGTTTCAACACAACCACAGGTGCTTTGACGTTTGTGTTCACCGGTTCGAATGCACCACCATTGCTCGGTACTAGTTGCACCCCACCTGACTCAGTTGACAGACTGGACAGATACATCGTTTGGGATGATTCTGCTGGTGTAACGAAAGTGGTCGAAGCACAGAAGATGCTCCCCCTTATCATCGAATGCGATCACCAGTTTGGTGAAACTGCAACCCCCGTAACCATCACGATCAAGGGTGACTTGATTGTGGACGGCAACCAGACGATTCTGAGTACAACTAATGTTTCGTCTGAGGACAAGAACATTGATCTCAACGATGACGGTACAGGAACTGGTGTTGCTGCCGGCGATGACCCCGTTGCCGATGGTGGTGGTATCACCTTGCTTTCGACAGACGGCAACAAGACACTCTCTTGGTTGAACGCCGGAGACAGATGGTTTGTCAATCAAGGCTGGGAAGTTGATCCAGCCTTCTCTGTATTTACGACAAGGATTGAACCCCAAGGTAATATGTTAAACGTTGAAGGTTCGGGAACGTTCGACGCGGTTGCGATACATCTTCATGAAACTGTGAGCCCTACTAATCCTGATGATGCACATTGGCGATTGACTTTACAGGAGACCACGGCGGTGGGACAACTCCCTTATACGCTTGATGAATATCCTGGAGATCCGACTAATTCTAACGTTCCCACTCCTGCTCCTTTCAATCTTGACGGAACATTCAAAATTCAACATAGTACGCTCGGCGATGCTACTCCTGCGATTGATCTTGGGATCGTCTTTGACAGCGTGACACCGACACACGATCCGACAATCCAAGGATTTGCTCGTAACCTGAATGCTGACTTGCTCGATGGTTGCCACGCCACGGTCATACCGACACCGCACATGATTCCATGTGCTGACAATGCGGGTTTTATAGATTCAGGATGGATTCCATTCACGGGCGCCATTAAAGAAATCAATCAAACTGCTCACGGTTTCACACTTGGGCAGGTGGTTCGAATTGACAAGGTTACTCCTTTTGGATATATTCTGGCTCAAGCTGACTCACTCGATAATGCGGAGGCAGTTGGTGTTGTAGGAAGTATCATTGATGCAAATAACTTCCAAATTACTTTACGCGGTTGTATGGAGCTAACAACAGGTGAGTGGGATGCTGTAACTGGAGACGTTGGTGGTTTACTTCCAGGTGGTGTATACTTTTTAGATAAAAATATTGCTGGTAGATTGACTACAAATGATCCTGCCGGTGGTGATATCAGCAAGACGATGTTCATTGCAATTGATGCTACCTCCGTAATAGTTATGAATTACGTTGGTGGTAAGACTAATCCTATATCAAGTACACCAAATATTGAACTAACCGGAGATGTGATTGCTTTCGGTTTACTTGGTGTTCCACTGACCGCTACTATTATTGAACGCACACAACAACTAACAGCCGTTGGAGTAAATTTGCCATTGAACGTAGAAGATTCTAATGGAGTTGGCTTCAGAACTTTCGAAATTGATTTGCAGGCTAATACTATTCTTGAACTGACACTTCTGCCAAATATAGCAACTCACTCCGCTGATTGGGATATCGCAGCATCTCCAAATCGTCATACCAATAGTGTCACCATCGTCATTACACAAGATGGTACAGGAGGACATACCCCCGCTATCACGGTTGCGGGAGGTACTATCGTTTGGGATAACTCTCCTGCACAACCGGTTGTACAAGCTGTTGCCGGCAAGACAACAATTTACACGTTGATAAACGGAACGAGTAATCCAACCGTATGGTATGGAAATCGGTCTGTACTTGAACTATAATGAGAAAGTCACCACATTTTCGGGGTTTATTTAGCGGCGAAAGTGCGCCTGGTCCACCAATCGTTACTTTCGCCGTTGATGATGGCCCACTTCCTGTAGAGTTCAACAAGACAACGATTATCTTGGGTGCTACACTTCTTTCAAATGACATCATTCCTAATGGTGCGACCGTTATCTCAGTGCAAGCATTCAGTGGCGGCACCGGAGTTGTAGTTGGGGGTGACGTTCATTGGTCACAGATCGAGGCCCCACCTTTCGCTTCATCGTTCACCTATACTATTCAAGATAACGTTACAGCACAAACTTCAACAGCAACAGTAACAGTCGCGCCATTTAATGCGGCTATAAGTTGTGTGGATGATGGGCCTAGTTTTGATATTACAACAGAATTTCACCTACTAGTTCTTTCGAAGTTTGGTGGTGGTAGTATTACAACAAACGATACGTTTGGTGGTGCTGCTCCTGCAAACCCTGTTACTGTAACGGTGCTATCACAAAATACACCAGCATATGCTACGCTATTTGATAGCTCTACGCCAGGTATTTTCACCTTTATCGTTCCATCAGGCATCAACCAAATAGAAATTGAATGTTGGGGCGCCGAAGGAGGCCGAGGTGGTGACTTGGGTGCTCCTGGAGCCGCTTCTGGCCTATCACAACAAGTTCCGGGTCGGGGCGCTCACCGATTAGTTAGTAATCTCGCAGTTACACCGGGGCAAATTTTGAGTATCGCTGTTGGTAGTGCTGGTACAAATGGTCAAATTACTCCGGGTAATCAGACTAGTTCTGGAAGTGGTGGTCTGGGCGGTATAGGGTTTGCAGATAATTCGACATCGGCCTCGCTAGTTAATCTTGACAGTTTTGGTTTTCCTGACGGCACGGCAGGCCCCGTCGGCGGTAGAGGTCTTTGTACGGGTTGCGATGGCGCTGGGGGCGCCAACGGTTCCAATTCGACGGGTAATCAGCGACCAAATATAGTAGGTACTGGTGGTGGTGGTGGTGCTGGAAGTGCTGTGACCGTAGGTGATGCTACTACAAGCAACGGTATTCCGTTTAATCGTCTGGGCCCAGTGTTGAATTGTGCTGCTGGTGGTGGAGGTGGATCTGGCGCGAGTGTATTAGATACTTCGCGTGGCCCCGGTCAAGACGGAGGACCACCTGATCTCAATAGACCTCTATCTAATGCTGGCTTTGCTTCACACGGCAGCACCATCGCCGGCGCCGGAGCAACCGGCGGGGGCGGAGGCGGCTTTCGTGGGGGCAATTCATTCCCAAACGTTGATATTATCACTGGCCGACGGATCGGCTTCGGAGGGGAGAGCAACGACGAACGTTATCGAATATCCGGCGAAAGATTTGCTGGTAATAAATCACCTTCATTCCAATCTGCTGGTCAAGAACTTTGGTCGCCTTTTTCAGGATCAACAACGACCGAGTTTGCTTCGTTACAAGTTGGCAATGGTCGTGTTCGAATCAGAGGTAGAACAGTAGTCGATCAGCTTGGTGGAACCCAGTTTCCGTTTCACTGTGAGGTAGTTGACTTGGGTGCAACTATTCAGATAACTCCTGATATTCCTTTCAATCCTAGTGGAACAAGAAAATGTTCATTCTTCTACTTCCTAACCGATAGTTTGACAGGTGAAACTTCTGGTGTTTGCGAAGTAACGTTAGATATTATTGCGAATAATATTGTTGCGGTCAATGATGGACCTTTCAATGTTCTTGAAAATTCAACGAATGCTATAGTGGCGTCTGAGGCAACTTTGCTCGCCAATGATTTACTCAATGGAGTCCTCGGTCCATCTCTTGCATTAGTGAATATAGAAGTCGTAAGTTTTTCAGGTAATATAACGGCCGCAAGTTTTTCGGGTGGAAATCTAATAGTCGATACCGGTGCTATTGGAGCAGGTATCAGCGGCACGGTTACATATCAAATTCTTAATACCGTGATGCCTGCTGGATTCGAGCTTCTGGCCAATCGCGGGGCTGATACTGCTGACGTAGCAATCAACATTATCTAATCCCTAAATACTTTAAGAGTTGAAGTAAGGAATACCCATGGCTGCTGCTGACGCAAATCTATTAATAGAACAGGGATCGACATTTGAAATTGTCATCCAGATTTTTGCATTGGATGACACGCCGCGGGACTTGACTGGTTTGACAATTAACGCTCAGCTTCGAAGAAACTATAAGTCCCGTCAAGCTGTGGACTTCACTGTTGAAATTACAATTCCTATAGATGGCCAATTCAAATTGAAACTAACTGCCCATCAGACACAAGCATTGCGTGCTGGTCGTTATGTTTATGATGTCGAAGTAGTTGATGACACTGTTGCCCCCATCGTGGTTGCCAGAGCGTTGCAAGGAACTGCTAGAGTCACACCAGAAGTAACAAAGGTCTGTTGATATGCCACATTTACCAAATACAACTATCGTAACTCAAGGTAAGCCAAGTATTCTGTTAGGACAACCTGCTGGAAGCAAGATTTTATTGAAAGAAGTCGGAGCGTTTATGACGACATCTCTTTCTGATATCGCGGGTATAGACATCACTGGCGCACAACAAGGTGACGTGTTAATTTTTAATTCTGTTTCTGGAAATTATGAAACTGGACCCCTTGATGGGGGTACGTGGACTTAACGGATTCGCTAAATAGGACTAGTAAAACACAAGTTTCCTCGGAGAAATAACCCTATGTCACGACGACGACCCAATAAAAGATCCCGCCTTAACTTCTCACGACCTTCTAGCTGGAGATCCGACTACGCGAGTAATGATGTTAAGGGACACCACAGAGTCCACGGCGATTCACATACTGATGGACATATGTTCATTGATAAGCACGTTCTCGTCGCAGGAAATATTTTCGTTAGCTGTGCTATCGAGGCATCTGCCTATCAGGTTAACGAGTCCACCAAGGGTATTGTCGGAGATCCAAATTTCGATGCCGACCACATTTACCATTCAAATATCGTACCAGGCTTCGTAAAGAACGATGCTGCTGGTAACTTCTTATTCGGACAAGCTGGTGGTGGTGACGGTGGCGGTGCAACTGCACTTGACCAACTTGATGATGTGACTCTTACGAGCCCGCAGGGCAGAGAATATCTTTGTTATGATAGTGCCAGTTCGATGTGGGTCAACCAAGTAATCGCACTTGATGATCTTGGTGATGTGGTTATCACTTCACCACTCGATGGCCAGTCCCTTGTATTCGATAGCAATAGTAGCTCATGGATCAACAAGTTCAACACTGAGCTAAACGATCTTACAGATGTTACTATTGATAATCCCGCAAATGGTCAGTACCTTTGCTTCGACGGTTCGGAGTGGGTCAACGCAGCTATTCCGCTAAACGATCTTTCAGACGTAACGCTCACCGGCACGGAGGGTAATGGTGACTTCCTCCGATTCAACGGCTCGCAATGGGTTGCCACGCCGATTACCGATGGTGACGTTCCAAACGATCTAACGCTCAACTCGATCACAACCGTCGGCGCGATTCAATTTATCGTTCAAGATGAATTCACCAATCTAATGTTCAGAATGGGGCAACAGGGTGGTGCGCCAAAAAATAATATCGCAGTAGAAAGTGGCTCCGACTTCGGCAGCCCGTCGCACGGGCCCTCTCCGATAATTCGGTCAGAGGGAATTGACACCAATATTGATATGGTACTCTTGACCAAAGGTACTGGTCAGTTTCGTCTCCAGCCCGGTGGTGGTGATCCCTTGCCTGGTCTGCTCGGTGTGGATTCAAGCGGTAACATCCTGTTCGCTCAGTCGGGTGGTGGTGGTGTTGACGAACTCGACGATCTCTCTGACGTAAACACGTCCGGTGCAAGCACCCGCGACGTACTCATCTTTGATGGTGCGAGTAGCTGGGATGCTGGTCAACTAGTTCTCGACGATCTTTCAAATGTACGCGACACCACTACTGGTGTTGCCGAGGGCTCGGCTCTTGTCTACCGCGATAGCGAAGGCGACCCGCCATGGCATCCTAGACTACCCGTTCTCGTTGGTTCTTCGCCTACGTTTCTACAAGACGTAGCCCCCGGAAATCCAAGCGTCGGCAATATCCTAGAGTACGATGGAACTGAATGGGTAGCTGTGGCTGGCGGCAGCGGCGGCGCCATTAATCTTAACGATCTCGATGACGTGACTATTGTGGCTCCTAGTGATTGTGACTTTCTCCAGTACATCGTTGGCGAGTCTAACGAATGGCGAAACAGATCGGAACCAGCTTTTTCTGGCAACGTTAAATTCAAGAGTGCGGATCCATCTGGTGGTGGAGTTGCTAATCTTCTTGATAACGATGGCAACATCATTCTGCAACTTGAGGCGCGATCGGGTACTCCCGTAAACTACCTTGTAGTCAAGAATGGTACTACTGGCGTTCCAGTAAACATCTTTGCTCAAGGTAGCGATACAAACGTCGATCTTCGCCTTCGCGGTCAAGGTCCTCTCGGTAAGGTTATCATTCGCAAGGATGTAGAACTTCCGAACGGCGATCTTTGTGTCGAAGGTAAAATCGACGCAACAGCTTACGAAATCAAGGGCGCTGGTGCTGGCGGATTCGTCAAGACCAACGCTTCGGGTATCTTCCTATTCGATCAAGCTGGTGGCGGTGGTGCTTCTGCACTGAACGACCTTTCAGACGTAACTCTTTCCGCTTTAGCTAACGGTGAGGTACTCACGTTCAATGGTTCAGCTTGGGTAAACGCTGCTCCTGCCGGTGGTGCCCACCCCAACGATGTAGAACTTGATAGCATCTTTGATGCGAACACTAATGAATACTTTGTGTTCAATTCGGCAGCTAGTGCGGTCAATCACTTCGAGGTTAGCAACGCTGCGGCCGGTGGTAGTCCA